CTATCTGATGTGTAATACTCTTCCCATACTTTAAAAAATTCAGCTGCTACCGGATTATCTAATCTCCACATATGAAACCCAGTTTCGGTATACAACCATGGCCTATCCAAAAATCCAGCAAATTTATTTGTTGGGCACCACGTGTTAATCAATTCAACGGTTACTGGTGCGTGAGTTCGTGTATCCCCATCTAGCCATAATAGCGTACCAGAGGGGCATTGTCTATAATTTTCTGTCACTGCGAATACTTTGTGAGAAAAACGGACCGCATCAAACGAAAAATTCGGTGCGCCGTTTTTATTGTGTTTTCCTAATCCATGCGCTTCTTGGTTTGACCAATGACGGCTTTTGAATTCGGCTAATCCTTTACTAGACAACACCTCATAAATAACATTTGGAGAACTGATTTTTTCCTGTTCTCCGATCATACTATCTAATGTTACGTGTAAAGTGACCGATTGTGGCCAAAACTTCACAAAGCTCTCGATCATTCTTTGCCCGTATTCGATATAGCCTTTAGGGCCAAAACTAGTAATTGCTCTAATCATAGGAATATTTATGCGAATTAGCGTCTGGCCGAATTCTATAGCAATGAATGCGCATGAACCATATTCGGCGGTAGTGACCGCCATTCGTCAAACTGACCAGGTGGTCGAACAATCTTGGGATGCCGATGCTGCGCTAATATGGAGTGTACTTTGGAATGGTCGAATGCGACCAAATCAAGCTGTATGGAATCATTATCGACGTCAAAACAAACCAGTTATAGTAGTCGAGGTAGGGTGTTTACACAGAGGGGTTACGTGGAGACTCTGTGTTAATGGTATAAATCAGAATGCCATCTGGCCATCTCTGCGAGAATTAGACCGACCGTCGAAATTAGGAATAACCTTGCGAGCAGAATCTGATGGGGAAAGTGTTATGATAGCGATGCAAAATTCTAGGAGTGAACAGTGGTCCGGTATGCCTCATCCAAGTATTTGGTTACAGTCTCAAATCCGATTCGTAAGAAGTGTAACTGACAGAGAGATCATTGTCAGGCCGCACCCTAGAGAACCATTGTTGTCTAAACCAGCAGGTGTTAGAGTTATACCCCCGGAGATCATTGGTCACGACTCTGCTGATTTTGAACGATCTATAAGCAATATTCATTGGATCGTCAGTCATAATAACAATGTCGGAATCGAAGGGGCAATATTCGGTAAAAGAGTTATGTGCTCGCCTAGTAGTTTAGGATTTGAAATGAGCTGTTTACCGGATGATTCATTGCCAGATAGAAGTGAGTGGATTGAACGCATTTGTCATACTGAATGGACTGTAGAAGAATTAGCGGCAGGCCATGTATGGCAGAGTCTCCGTGACAGACTATAATTGAATGTCTTCTAATCCAGCAGTTCTCAACCGAGTAATATGCCCAAGCATGAAAGATTGTGTTTCGAGACCTTTTAGAATTCCTAAGTATTGATTTCGTATTAAAGCTACTTCATTTATAATGCTTTCGTAATCAATAACTTCGTCTTCGCCATCTACATATTTCTCAGCTTCTCTACTAGACAATGCTCTATTATAGTGTTCTAGATACTTTACGAAGTGTTTCTTTCTTATCTTTCGCAGTTGGATATTGAGATAGTTTAATACTGCTTCAATTTCTTGTAATTGCCCAAATCGCAATTCGGTGACACCCGGAAGTCTACTAAGTTTACGCTCAAGTATTCCGGCGATCTGTACATCCTTACGAGCGTCAGCTAATTCAGATTGATGGTAATCAATGAAATCTGGTATTAGTCGCAAATCACGGATAACATCAGAATATGAGACCGCCATCATTCGTCCCAATCGTAGGTCTCTTCTTCTATCTCTTCGATTTCTTCTATGTATTGCTCACAACTGTGCGCGAAATACACGGTACGTCCTGAAAGATCTCGCAACTCAGTGTCCCCTGCTCCTCTTTCAATCAATTCATTTATCAAATGATCTGAAAACTGCTGAAGCTCGGTGTCTTTTACATAATGTTTAGCAATTTCCCAGAATGATTCTAATAGATCATTATCCATTGGTTTCTTCCTCATTGATTTCTATCTCGACAGAGTCATTTTCTGCTAAGTTTACGTCTGCGGCACTTGTTTCAATATGAACTGTGCGCATCAGTGTATCCAAACAACCTTCTTCATTATTCTCCCACGCTTTTCGAAACAGCTTAATTTCTTCACCTGTTTCTGGATTGATATACTTATATCTATTTCCTTCTTTCTGCAATGCGCCTTTCTTTTCAAAGAAGTCAAATAATCCGCTATAAACGTCCATCCCTCGATCATACGGAATTTTGATCTGTACGCTCTCAAAAGGTTTCGCAAATCGAGTCTTCATTACCTTACATGCTGCTCTAATGCCTTGTACGGTACTGGTTTTGTTGCCATCCTCATCTTCTTTCAGATTGAGTTTTTTCATCGCAACTACGATACTAGAAGCATACACGAAACCAGAACCCCCACTTACGACAGGGTCAGGATTAAACATGTCCTGAGAAGCATATGTATGCTGAGTAGCAACCATGCCCACATTATGTTCGCCAAACATGTTCACACAATTAGTGACTAACGATTTAAGAGCTTTGGCTTTTCGTCCCATATCACCTTTCATATCACCCCCATCGAACTGATTAATTTCAGTAGGGGTCATCATCATACCAAGACTGTCAATAACGAATAAAACTTTAGGACGGTCTTCTTCAGCGATATTCCGATAATCTTTCATAAAGATACTGATAGTTTTAGCTGCGTCGTCGATCATAGCCATATTAAGCTTTAATAACTTGTTCTCACTAGTGTCGACCCCGAGAGGTTTTAGCCAACTTTCATCTAACGCACTCTCAGTATCAATCAATACCACATATATATCTTGAGCTTGTGCATGTTTGATAATATTACCCGCGGCGATAAAACTCTTCCCTGCGCCGCTCTCACCAGCAAACACGGTTACCCGACCCAATGGTACTCCTCGATTAAAGTCTCCGCTAATAAGATAGTTCAATAGATAATTTCCAGTACTGATCCAATCAGTAGGGTCTCTAAACCCTACACTCATGCCAGGAATACTTTTGGTAATGTCTTTTCTAAATTTTGATATGTCGAATGGTTTTGGCATTATTTGTGTCCTTTTGTCTAATAGAGTATATTATCTATACTCTATTTTTTCAATAATTGTTTATCGATCAAGTGCGAATTAGCTGAATGCCAGATAGAATATGCTTCTTCTACTAATTCTTTATTGTATCCAGTTAGCCCAAGATCTTCAAATATCTGTCTAATTCCTTCATGTGATTTTAAGAATTTAGTCAATGACAGGCTGCTAAATTGGATATTTGAAACAGGGTAATCATTATGTAACATCTTTCGATTAATTTCAGTATCGATGATCTCTCTTCTTAAGAATTGCCATTTACTAAGCAACGGCTGCTCGGGTTGGTTTTCCGTATAAAACTCAATAGCAGATTCTCGTTTATTGGGTTGACAATAATCAGGGTGATCTTTCTTACGTATGAACGTGTTTTCCGTAAATTGATAAAGTTTGGCTATCTGTGCTCTATATACAAATTTACGTGCATCGACCGAATCGATATCTATGTTAACAAGTTTACCGCCATGACAAAACAAAGGTATCTCTATCCTATTAGTCCCTATATTATGCATCTGCCCTCGACTACAAGCGATCTTATAGTATTCATCATTTGCATGATAATGATGAATCTCATTAAGAGTTAAATCATACCCTCTGTTGTATGTTGCGCTATAGTATGGCATTAACAATTTAGATATCGGTTCATGCTTCAGATAAAACTCTGACTGTACTGAAAATGACTTTCGAACATGATCGAGAAATGAATCATGAAATCTATCGGTGTTTTTGGTAGATTCTACTAGGTCATCCCAACAAAGTATTTCATTACTCGTCTGAATCAGAGTAGAAACTATTTTACCTGCTGCGCCTGGAATGAATCGAGTTACTACGAACATAAGAAGTATGCGGGGATTTCTCCCCGCATATCCAGGTTAGGAAGCTTTCCGTGCTCGGATTTGTGCCAGAATGTCATCAACCTTCTGACCACCGCCTCCGGGGCCAGTCTTAGCTGCCGGCTTATTATCAGCTTCAAAGGGAGGAGAATCCTCGACGTTTGATTCAACGTTCTTATGTTCGTCCTTTGATTCTGCTTCTCTCTTGGAAGTGGTGTCTTTCTTAGAAGAGGGGGTATCAGTAGATTCTGCATTTCCTCTTCCAGGAGCATCCATTCCGTATGGTCGGTAATGCTGACCCCAGCGCTCAGGATCGTATGGCTCGCCATCGACACTGGCCCGAAACATTTCTTCAATAGCTGTTATATCATCAGCATTTGGCTTCTTAGGCAAGAATTCTTTCAGTTCAAACAACGAATGCTCGTCGATTGCCTGAAGTTCATCTTCTGTCAACGCAGACTCTTTACGAGCCCAATTACTGGTGGTGTAATTAGCATACCCGCCGGACTTGGTCTTACGAATAGTAAAATCAAGACCACGCTTGTAATCTACTGGGAGCTCAGTAATCTCAGGGTCCATAAGAGCGTTCTTCACTAAGTCAAAGAGCTTCGAAGTAAGAACAAATCTACGAATCGGATTGTCTAGTGATTCCTCATCAATCGGATTATCACCTCGTACGAATCCCTGGAAAATATAGCTACGCTTTACCCAATACTTGCGAGCAAGGTCTTCCATCGCACTGTCATTCATCTTGAACCATGGTCGAATCTCACTCAATACTGGGCATGTTTCGTTCCATTGTTCCATACACGGTGTTCGAACCACCACGGCTGTTGCCTTCGGGTCTCCCTTGATACCATTGAAAGGCATCTTGATCACCCCTCTTTCTACCCAGAAAAAGTCATTAGAATTGTCACCATCCGGCAAAAAGCGTACTTTTACGCTATCACCGTCGTTCATATTCCAAAATGGGTAGAGATTTTTGTCGCCTGCGGCGCTGTTACGTTTTTGATCTGATGCGAGTAACTTCGCACGGATTTCTTCTAGAGTTGCCATTGTTGTGTTTCCTTCTGTAGGTTCTGTCTAGTACTGTAGGTGCTGTATAAGTGTATACAGTTTTTATACTGTATACTTTTTTATTTATCAAATCAATAATTATCTGATATCATTTCTATCCATTCAGAGTGCATCTTCTCTGCTTGACGTAGATTTATAGATAATCCAGTTGACTGAAGAAATTGACTAATCCCATCAAAGTCTTTTGTGAATATAGCATTAGAGCTAATAACTTTTAGGTTTTCAAAATCC